CCATCCCAAGTGGTCTTCAACTGGGTATATGGAACCCGAAGACCGCCTACATCGCTTATAGCGAGGGATTTTTTTCCTCTTGCGTATTTCGCCATTATGATAAGTTCAGCGCAGTTGGCTGAATCCTTAAACTTACACCATCATTGTCAGACGCCGCCGCAAACGCAAAGGCTCGCTCATACATTTCATTTAGGATCTGAAATTTCTCATTTGCAAACTTTAGAGACATTTTGCTGGCCAGACCAGCGCATATGCACTCGTTCCAGCGGTACGGGATGTCGGCATCCTGATTGGACGCTGTAACGTCCTCAAGCTGGCGTATGGCCCAGTATACCATGCTGTATGTTGTCCTATTTGGAACCTGCCAGAAGTAGGCTATAGGCGTATACTGCTTATCTAGCATGTACTGGCTGGGCTTGCCGGGGGACGTTTTGTTCGGGAGCTGATTATAGTCAGAGATCGACACGCGGTTGATTATCTGGTCAGACGTATCTGTCCCAGAGCTATCACGCACAACGGCGTCAAGAATGTCGATAGTGCCTACTGGCAAAGTGTAGGTTGACTGCCCGTTTATGAGCGTCAAAGTCTGCTGTTCTACTGCCCAGTAATTGATGCCCCTGTTTGCCCACTCAGAGAAAAGCAGGTTAAGACTGCGCCTTGCGGACACAGCCCTATCACCCGTCTGAACCTGTGGGTCTAGGCCACAGCGTTCAAAGGCTTCAGTGATGATCTCTTCAACGTCTGGTCGAAACGATACCGTGTTAGAAGTTGCCATCCGATTACTCCTTTAGTATTCTTTGATGACCCTCAAGACCAATTGGTAGGAATCTCCAACAGCTCCAGCTCCAGCAGTTGTGAAACTAATGTCACCAGTTGGGTTTGTGCCATAAGACTTGGTTGAAGGAAGACCACCAAATTTAGAGAAATCATGATAACCGATATCGTCATCACCAATGTTCATCAGGATGATGTCAACATCAGCATCAGCTAATATACGCACAGTCATACTTTTAATGACCCACCAACCTTCGATGATGCGAACAGCAGTACAAGGTTGACCACTTGCGCTTGGAGCCAGTGTTGACACATCGATCTTCAAAACTGCACTTTCGTCTCCAGTATCAACGTATTGATACTGGAACGCGAAAACAGCCTCTCTTACACTGTCACTAAGTTTTTTTATTGATACAATGTCAGCCATTTAAAGTCTCCTTACGAGCCACTGCCATCTGTTCCGTATGTCAGATCATACACATGATAGAAAATCCGCAACTCAATATTACCGCCCGTTGCGGCTGACGCACCAACACCACCTGTTATTCTCACAGGGTGAGTGGTACTCATAACATAGCCCATATCATTGCCAGAAGTGGCATCTGTAAACGAGATTTCAAAGTTGCCTACATCAGCGTCAGCATCGTCAAGGATGCCGTCTGTATCAGAAGCAGGCGCTGTATCTGTAACTTCAATCCAACCTAAATCAAATGTAGGGTTTGTGCCGCCTGTAGCGGACGCAATGCCTTCAACTCGCGTGATGATAGCGTTGACAGGTAGGATAAGAGGCAATGAACCGGGACCAGTAGCAAGTGGGCCGCGCCGAATATTTGTTGTAGTTGCCACAGTAGGGTCTGGAATATACCCTTGAGCAACAAGCCTAACCGCGCCAGCGACTTGTGGATTAGTGGTTTTTTGAGCCTGTCCTACGCGAACTGGACCTGAAAAAGTTGTAGTACCCATGAGTTTCTCCTGTCTGGGTTAAGTCAGCCACGAAATATGGCTGTCAGGGAATATGGGTACAATACATCACATCAATTTAAAAAGAAAGAGGCGATCCGAAGACCGCCCCTTAATTACAATACTGTTAGAAGTATTATGCGCCTTCGGAGCCGAACACACCACGCCAGTCAGTGTAACCGAAGCTGTAACGCTCACGCACTTTATAGCGCACGTTGCCAGTCTCGAAATCACCTTCCATGCCTTTTTTCATAGGCGAGCGTTGGAACATTTTCAGTCCATCAGGAACGTCAGTTGTGACGAAGAACCCGTCTGCGTCTGTCAGACGGCGCATCACATGATAACCTTTTGGCAGGTAACCGCCAGACCGGATAGCATTGATGTCGTTGTCAGCAGTGCCAACGCGAAGCTGGGATTCCAGTAGGCGCTCTGCAACAAACGTGTAGGCCGTTGGGATAACCAACTGCATACCTTGGGCAGCAATCCGAAGACCACGATCATCCTTCATATCCGCGATTTGGATAAGAATGGCTTCAAGTGAAACTTCTGACAAGTCAGCCGCTGTGGCTAACGTGTTAGACTGGTTGCCGTTCTGCGTTGGGTGAGCTTGGCTCAAAAGAGTAGTGCCATCTCCACCGTTTGCAGTTGTCGCGTTGTTCAAGACGTTAGCCGCTTTGATTTCCTTAGTGGAAGCCATAGAACGGGCAAGAGCCTTAGTGTAACGCGCAGCGATTGAGCCGTACTGGCCATCCTCTTCAGCTTCCTCAGTGATTGAGAATGCCAAAGCAACCGTTTCGTGCTGGTAACGCGCAGTCCACTGCTGGCCAGCGTCATCATAAGATACCGCTGAACCTTCAGATTTAGTTGGAGCAGAGCCAAAACCGGATAGCAGGACGTCCTCCTCGAATGCCTTCTGAGAAGTATTCGATGCGAAGACCGCCGCATATTCAGCAGGGTACTGGTCGTATTCTAGGCCAAACAAGGTGTTTAGACCCGGCTCAAGCATTTTAGCAAAACTTGCTCTATTCATAGCCATGATTTAAATCCTTCCTTAGATCCCGGCGCTATCTTTAAGAAGATGCTCATTTACGAGAACTTCCATAATAGCATTCGCACCAAACATATTGTCTGGTGCATGGTAAAGCGCAAGGATCTTGCAGGTAGCAGTGCCCGCAGCCATTGTGCCGCTCAATTCAAAGCCAGACTGACCTGTGAGGGTCGAACCAGCGCCTGCAACAACATCGCAGCAATTGCCAATGTTTGTTTGTGCAGTAGTTCCAGCGGTCTGAGCGCGGTACACGGTGTACGGATCATCATATACATAAGCAATGATGTCAGTAGCCACTGTGGCTGACGGCCAGTATTCACTGTAGATGTATGATCCGTCTGCGGCTGTATATGAACAACCATCAAACACACCAATATTGTTTACTTCAGTAGCAGTATGCGGTGTCACAACACCATCAGCAGTAAGAATGCAGAGATCACCTTTGAAGATGTTTTCTGCAAGCGCACTGGTGATAGTATATCGATTTGTGCGTGGCGCATTACCGCTCATGTGACGAATTGGGACAAACCCAAAGGCAGCATCAACATTTGCCATTTTTTCGCTCCTATAGCGTTAAGGTTAATCGCTCATGGCAGATAAAGATCTGCCGCGACTTGTTTCGGACCTACGATCCTGATGGATCGGTTGTCCATGACGCCGTCCTAGCGCATCAAGGTCACCCGCAACGGATTCATTTTGCTCACCATTCTTGTTAGAATAGTATTCCTTCATTGCCAAATGCCGTTCTTCTGGCATTTCACAGAGCAACATTCCTTCGATGCCTGTACAGCCTTGCCACTGCCCGTGATTGATAGTCGGAAACAACTTACTCATCACAGTTTCAGCTTTACGCGGTTCCCACCCTTCACGCATACGTTTGTATACGTTATCTGGCGTATCTTTCCCTTGAATCGAGGTCGCTACCCACCGTTGGACATAACCGGGACGTGCTTCGGGTGCATCCAAAAGTGCTGGGGGTTTCCATGCAGTCATAGGACGTGAGTCCTCATCGCGCACAGAATTACGAGCTTCGTCCGCACGAACATTTCTTTTCTCAGTCATGATTATTGTTCCCTCTGTTGACGACGAATTTCGGCTTCATACTTTTTAAGGCCATTTGCGTCATTAATTCCAAGTTCCCGTGCCATTCTGAGATGATCTTGCGACATCCTCACTCTATTGCCCTTGTAGCTAGAACCGCCTGTAGTGGGGGCGACTGGTGGTCTACTTTTTGTTCTAGGTTTACTTGGACTTGATCCAGAAGATAACTCAGGAAATACTTTTTGTAAACGGTTGTTTAGGTGGTCGTAATATTCGTCCGAATTTTTGTCGAAACCTTCGAGGTCAAGTTGGACATCAATAGCACGGGCTGCGGCGCTTTCTCGTTCAAAACCAGCGGCATTGAACCAGTTATTTTGCTGCCACCAATTCATAGCCTTTGGGGGAGCTGGGTTTTTTGCAGCTTGCTGTGGGCGGCGTGGCGATGCGGCAGCACGTTGCTGTCGTTGTTGCTTCTGCATTTCTGCAATACGCATAGCCGCTCTCATGTCGGCCATTTGCTCTTGGAAGTTAACCTGCGCGTCTGTGTCGCCCTCCTCCACAGCCTTGTGTAAAGCCTGCTTGGTTTGCTGGTAACGCTGGTTAAAGTTCTGTTCAGCAGATTGCTGTGAGCCTTGCTCTAAGCGTTCCAGACGTTTCTGGAGCTGTGCGTTTTGCTCTTGCACCTGACGCGCTTGGATCTCAGCCTCACGGCGCTGCCCTACGAGCTTCTGGATGCGCTTCTGAACCTTGGGGCCATAGTCTGGCTCCTCTTTCTCTTCAGCAACGTCCACGGCCTCCTCACGGGCCTCCTCAACGGGATCGTCAATTACTTCAATCTCGAAGTCATCCACGTCACCCTTGGCCTTTTTAATTTCGGCCTCGATTTCATTCATGATGTCATTTTCTGCCATTTAAATCATCCCACATAAGCTGCGACATCAACTCCGTCTGGCAAGATCGATGTGATTTCATCATCGTTCAGCAGGAGGAATTTAACGCCTTTTATAACAATTTTTTGACCAGCGTATTTACCATAGGTAACGCGATCACCGACCTTGGGACTAACGTCAGAACGCCAGCGTTTGCCAGTGTCCCTATCCCGATATGCCAAGTCGCCCAATGCACAAACTTCGCCGTGGGCAGTTAGGTATTCTTCATTGTCTTTGGATGATTCTGGCAGAAAAATGCCGCCTGTTGTTTTGGTCTTAACCTGATTGGGTTGTACCAGAACTTTCCAATTCAGTGGAATTGGTAGTAGATCAAATCCGATTGTTTCTTCAGTTTGATCGTCGGTAAAAGTTTTATCATGTTGATGAGACATGTCATTCATCCTCTTCGTTTATATTTTTGATCGTCTCGCGGATAATCTCAGATGCTTGCATTAAGCCTTCTGCGATCCCTACGTTTTTTTGGTATGAGCTAAAGTCGGACATCCGACCATCGGCCATACTCTCAGCTATCTCCAGCCTTTGTTTCTCCAGGTTTTTTCTGATCTGCTGAAGCAGGTCGCTTACTGTCATCTTTGACGCCTCCACGCATGGATACGCCAGTGACGTAAACATTCACGTCTTTTTTTTCCTCTGACATTTAGTATCCTTTCTTAGTGTATGGTTTCTTTACAGGTTTCTTCTTCTTTTTAGCAACTTTCTTTTTCATTTTATTTCCTCCTGACATTGATACGTTCTTTCCCTCAGACATTAAAGATCCAAAACTTGCGCGGTTCATCACACATTCCCCGCTGATAATTCACGGGCTAGGATCTTGAGAGTATCGGCAAAGCCCTTGTCCAGCTCTTTAGCCGCCATAGCAAACTTGCGTGGCGATACGTCATCGCTGTCCAGCCCACGCCGCTCTAGGAAGCTCTTCGCTGCCCTGATTTCTGCCTGCGCTACGCGCTTAACTGCCGCTCTAGCCATAAAAATCTACCTCCATATCACCACGCCTTACACGACCAGTATCTGGCCTTTGTTTTGGGGCCGGGGTTATCACAGTTGTGACGCGCCCTGAAATTAGATCTGCGGCCCTTCTGCGTCTTCTTGATGGTCATCTCAGGATCGCCAAAGGTCACGCGCTTAATCTTATCGCCGTCCGTCACATATACCACAGACTTCTTCTTGCCGTAAGATGTCTCGCCCTTGGATATGCGGCGTGGGTTGTTCAGCTTGACGCTCTTACCTTTGTACGTTGCCATTACTAGCTCGCCATTTTCTTAGCAGTAGCCGACAAATCCTTCTTATGGACTAGAAACTTGCTGGACGCAGTGTGCTTTGCTCCAGACATAACCTTGCCCTTGGCGTCCTTGTGGGTAGCGCCCTTATGCTCTTTGCCGTTCTTAAAGTAGTGCTTAACGCCAGCCGCCATTATGCTTTCCTCTTTCTTACTGGTTTCTTCGCGGTCTTAGCCGCAGCCTTAAACGCGCCGCTGGCTGGTGCGCCCGTGGACCCAACCTTACGCATTGTCTCGCCAGATCCAGCTTTGATCCTAGCTTTCTTTGCTGCGATGTTGGAATATAATCCCGGTTTAGCCATTAGTTCTTCCTTTTTCTGTTAAATCCACTATACTACAATTTCATTAGAAAGGAATATAAAATGGAAGATCCATTATCAATACGTTCAATTGTCTGGAGTAGGCTCTGGGGTATAGTAGAAGATATTCACGCAAACTCCGATAAAAGCGGCAACTTAACTCTCGAACAAGAAAAAAAGATTGAAGCCTTAGATTTCTATTTATGTGGCGCACTTGAGATAGATATGGAAGAAAATCCAGACCCAGATGGCGGTTAGCGGTTGTAAGGAAAACCACGATTTTTTTGACTTCTTAGCTCCATAAATATGTCATCAATATATTTAGCGGTTACTGGCTGCGAAGGTGTAGACATTGTTATTGCGCGGGTATCACTAACTTGGGGATTGCCAGCAGCTCTGCGCGCAGCGGTGTAATCAGGAAGTAAAAAATCTCTGCCTATATCAGCGAATGCACCGCTTTCATCTGCAAGTCTGTAAAGTGGCGTATTAGGTACGCGGGGTATAGATACAGGGTATGATCCATGCTCTGTTATATTAGTGGTTGGTGCATTGTAATCAATTTGGCCAATAACGCGACCAGATGCATCACCAGTACCCATTCCAAACATATCTTGGACAGATGTCGCCGCACGGGCGGATGCCACGTCTGGGAATCCTTGGTTGTTCCATTTGGCGTTTTCCATAGTTTTTACAAAAGTCTTTCGAGCCTCGCCACCTGATGGACTATTTAAAAATGAGCGCACTTCTTCCATTTTTGATATATCGTCTTGGATGTTATCCATCCCCGGCCAATCCTTAATCAACTTCGACATAGTTTCGTCGAACTCTTTAATTGACTTTTTAGTCATTTTTGAGCTTGGCATCATCCCTAATAATGTGTCGGAAACCATTGTTGAGAAGTCATTACTTTCGCCGCCCATGTTGCTAAAGAAACCATAAACTGGTTTGCCTTCTTCGATTATCTCTCCAGTTTTCTTGTTTACTTTTTGACCTGACGCGCGTTTTGCGGCATTCATAAACTTTGTGACAACGCTTTGGTGACTCGCACCAAGCCTGTCAGCTTCAAAGTTACTGGACGTTGTTGGGTATTGAGAGCCAGCTTGTAGTGGTACATCAAATGCCAGAGGCTCATTGTTTACACCTTTTAATACTCCCAAATCACTACGATCCCAAACCATCGGAATAAATTCAGAGTTATTTTCTCTCATCTGTTCAAATTGTTGCATCGTAAGTGGTTGCGTGTCAGTGGTAGCACTAGGTGGGATAATGGTTCGACCTGTTTCTTGCAATGGGACGCGACCAACATTGACCTTTATTTTACCTAAAGGTGTTTCTTGCATTTGACCCTGTCGCGTTAGCTTACTACCCCTATTCATATTTGAATAATATTTGTTCATCATTGCGCCAAGTGCGCCATCACTTTCAGTATAACGCAAGCCTTGCTCAACAGCTTCGCCGCCTTCTTCTACTGCGGTTCCTACAAGATCATCTTTAGGCTTCAACTTAATAGGAACGCCAAACGCACCCATTGAATTATTGTCAACTTCAATGCGCTGGGCTAAATCAAGCGCGCCCCTGCCTACATTAGAAGCACTATCCGCAACACTTCTTGCCCCTGCCATAATCGCTTTTTGGGCAGCGTCACCAATACCGGGGACTAATCCAATGATAGTGGCCGCAGCTCCAACGCCGCCAAGAATGCCGATTAAGGCATAGTTGGGATCGTCTTTTTCAAGCTCACTAGCAATCATATCGACTGTTTCGTAAGCACCCTTAATGTCACCAACAACAGGAACGAAATCAAGCAGGAGACTTTTATCCTCTGCTGTTAGTTTCATAGATTGCTTGCCGACAGGAGCGTTTACAGGTCTAGGAGCATTTTTTGTGGACAAACCACCAATTCTAGCCATTACTTCGTCGCCTTCTTTTTACCGTAACCAGACGCATAGGCGGCTTGTCCCTGCTTGGCAGCTTCGGCTTTAGTCTTGTAGACCTTGCCCTTGCTTCCCCAGCGATAGCCGCCCTTGACCTTTACGACAGGCATATCAGCCTCCCAGAAGTTTGTTCATCATTTCTTGAACATTGCTGCCGTCTAGCTTCATGACTTTGACTTTGACATCATTGCCGTGTGGCATCTCCATCATTTCGTCTTCGTGGTACTCTTCGTCGTATTCTTCTTCGTCATCGCCCATGACATACTCTTGCTGGCACATCAGGAGGAAGTTGACCAACTGTTCGTCGCTCATATCCAAGCCGTCAGCATCATGGGCAAAGCCCATTTTTTGCTCGAACATCTTGGCGTTGTCTTCCATGTTTTCTACGTTAACTTCAGCCATGATGGCCTCCTATCGCATTGGACGCGCTTGTGGGCGCATTGGAGCTGGACGTGCCTGTGGGCGCGTTGGGTTAACAAGACCTGCGGCGATTGCATCATCCATGTTCATGACGTTGGACGGGGCGGGAGTAGGAGTAATAGCGCCACTTGATTGCATCCCACCCATCTGAGAAGGTGCCATGGCCTGTGGCTGACCATCAACCATGTAGGTGTACTCATCCTCACTAATCTGACCTGAGTTGCGAAGAGATTCCATGTTAGAGGGTGACATACGCTCTGTGCCGCCATCAACTTGGTAGGACATTTGTTGTTCTGGCATGTTGCCAACAACTGCCTCAAACATCTCGCGCTCACGATCACTAAGTGCGCCGCCAGCTTGAATGCGTTGGCCAATCATCATCAATTGCTCTGAGGATTCCTGATCCATATCGCCGGGGCTAATGTTTTGCAAAAATTTCATGACCAACTGGTAGTCAGGGTTTTGTGTGATATTAGGCATTGTGGCCTCCTATGGGTTCTGTTGCTTTTTTTATAGTTAAGTTTCTACAGGATTGCTACGTTGTATTTTTCGTAGTGGTTTCCCCAGTGGTTAGATTGGTGGTTGTCGTGCCTGTCTTGAAACGCTCTGACCCAATTTTGAGTGTTTCTATGTCACCAAGCGCGGCGGTATTGATAAAATCTTTCGGATTTAAATACCTGCCGTCTGGAGTTACATAGGACACAGTTCCATCAGCATTTTCAACGCGCCTTACCATCTCATCTATAACTCTTCCGCTCATATATCTACGCATGTATTGAGGCGTACCAATTCCAGATCCGCCCCTTCTACGCCGCTGGAAGTCGCCCATAATATCCCTGCTGTCATAGTTATCTGTATTTATGATGCTGTCTGCAACTGGGTCTAATGGTAGATCTTCTGGGTCACCAATTTCATCATTTGGTTCCTCTACAGTAGTAACTGGGTCAGCAGTAACAACTGGATCGGTAGTAATGACTGGATCGGTAGTAATGACAGGGTCACCAGTAGTAATTACATCAGTTTTTTCGTCAGTAATTACATCAGTTTTTCCGTCAGTAATTACATCAGTTTTTCCGTCAGTAATTACGTCAGTTTTTCCGTCAGTAATTACATCAGTTTTTCCGTCAGTAATTACGTCAGTTTTTCCGTCAGTAATTACGTCAGTTTTTCCGTCAGTAATTACGTCAGTTTTTACATCAGTTTTTACATCAGTTTTTACATCAGTTTTTCCGTCAGTTTTTACGTCAGTTCCAGTGCCAGTACCAGTGACACCAGTTGTGTCTGTGCCTAAAGTAGTTAAAGCGCCTGTATCTGTGCCAGTAACGTCTGTTCCAGTAGCAGTGCCTAAAGTAGTTAAAGCGCCTATATCTGTGCCATTTACATCTGTGACACCGTCACCCGTAATAGTCGAAATGTCATTGTTCTGAACAGCGGTTACAATATCCACAATATTAGAGTCATTGCCGCTGGCTACGATTACCGCAGTTCCTGTTTCATTGTTCGTAACAGTAACAGAGCCGTCTCCGTTGCCCGTCACAGTAGTGTCGGTTCCTTCGCCCCCGATAACATTCAACTCAGCTTGTGTTAAATCACCAACCGTAGTTTCTCCGCCCGTTATACCATCCGTGCCTGTTTGCGTCACGCTGCTTCCGCCCTCAAGAACGGTGGTGTTCACCGCATTCGTGGCCGTTGTATTTGAAGTGTCAACAATAATACTTGTACCTGCACCCACGTTTACTGAGTTCAATGTCCCAGTATTAACACTCGTAGTAGTGGAGCTGTTCGTCGCGTCATTCGTAACCGTGACCGAAGTATTGCCGTTTGCGTCAACCGCAGTATCAACAGTGTAAGTCTGACCATCCGCATCCGTAACCGCCTGCGTGTTAATCGTATTAACAAGCTGTGTGTTCGTCTGCGTTATAGTACCATTAAGAGTATTTAAGGCACCGTCAAGATCGTCAGAGCCAGTGACATCAGTGCCTGTATTGCTGCCAACTTCTTCCATTAAAGCCGCAACCTGCGCTGGGGTTAAGGTAGTGCCGTCAATTAAAGAAAGCCCCGCCGCCGCCGAATCAACAGTCTCGTTGCCTTGCGCCATGCTCGCCGTCAAGTTTAATAATGCATCCGTATTTGTAGTCTGACCTAAAGAATTGTAGTCTACGTCACCAATCTTGGAGCCAGTTACAAGGGTGCCTGTGGTCAAAGCATCGGAAGTTCCAGTAGCCTCAAGATCACTTGGAAGTGATCCGAACGTCTCAGTGCCTGTAGTGGCCGTGCCAAGAGTCGAAAAGGCTTCTGTGTCGTTACCTTGAGTAGTAGACACTCCCCCAGTGCCTGTCGTATCCGTGCCAAGATTAGTTAATGCACCGCCAATACTAGCTGTCTCATCGACATTGCCCTCAGAGTTGCCAGATAAAGCAACCGCCGCTGATGATCCCGCAGCAAGGACCGCAGCGCCCGTCGAACCAAACATCTCGCTCCACGCAGAGTTAAACACACCGTTTAACATATCAGCGCCATAATCCGAAGGATTTAACCCCTCAGATTTCATCGCACTAATAATCGCCGCGTTTACAGCAGCCGCTTCCGCGCCTCCCGAAGCAAACTCAGTTCCAAGGATGCTTGCAACTTTACTTAAAACACCCGGTAAAGCTTTTACAAGTAACGCTGGAGCGCCTCGCGCAATCCCCGCAGCGAGTGTATCTGCAACACCACCCGCAAATCCTGCTGTGTAAAACCCTTGTGTCATTGCGGATTCTTTTAATTCTACAAATTCCTCATTGCTCAGACTTGCGAAAGCAGTCGTGCGAAGAGCATCCATTTCTGTTTCTACGTCATTTGATCCAGCCTGCCCCGCTTCCGCTACGTTTTGCTGTACTGCCAACGCAACTCCAACAAGTGGCCCCCCCGGAAGCATAAGTGACGCAATATCTATTCCTAAACCGCCAAGTTCTTGAATTGCAGTGTCCGCCATCCACAAACTTGGATCTGTGATCCTGCGCCCATCAACAGTGTATCCAATGTTGTCAGGATCAGGCATGCCATTTTTAACCGCCTGTCTGTACTCATCCGACTGCTGTGCAAATAGACCGCCGGACTGCTCGTTGAGATAGTCCGATATTGGGTCAAAAAAATCCGACCCAGTAGTATAATTCGCATCCGTAGTTGTTTTTGTAGTAATACGATCCCCTGCATCATTGAAAGTCGGGTCAAGAAGTGACTCAACAGTTACCCCTAGTGCTTTTGCTCGGTTCTCTAAAGCAATCATATCAAGCCCACTCATGTCCTCTAAACTCTTGAGATTTGAAATGTACTCAGGATTGTCAATAACATCCGAGCCAGAAATTAATCCCGCCGAGGCCAGAGAATTTAATAGATCATCTAATTGTTTACCCGTGCCGCCCGCACGAAGAGATAACTCCTCTAAGAATCCGCCCGCGCTGCTGTATCCAAGGCCCTTAGCCATATCTGTTAAAGAAAGGTCTGGGTTCCCCTTCACAAACTCCAACATATTGGCATAACTCTCAATCGTGCCTATGCCTTCGCCAAGCGTATCCCCAGGATCAGACACATAATCATCATCGCCTACATTTATTAATGTATCATCATTCGAGATCGTATTCTGATAAGCCAATATTTCCGCAGGAGTGAATAGCGCAGCCTCTAAATCCTCAAGTGTCGCACCACTTTCGACATAAGATTCAAGGTCCGCGAGCCTCTCAGGGGTAATCGTGGCGTCTGTTTCGTCCGTAGCGAGAGCATTATCAATCGAAGCTCCAATGTCACCACCAAGATTTATCTCAACTTGCAGAGGCTCCTTGACCTCATAGCCGTTAGTATAAGTAACTCCCCCATATGTACCCGTAAATCCTA